ATACGAGTCAAGTATTCTATCACTTGTTCTCTTAAGATAATATCATCACCTGCAGTTAATTCGTCTTTTATAATTGAGACAAGCAATTGCATTGTAGGAAAGTTTCTATATTTAGAGTAGAAACTAAAAAATCTGTCGCACAAGAATTGCAAATATTTTAATTCAAAATAGTCATACTTCATCACTTCCATCATTTGTGATGCCCACTCGTGGTCGTTTAAAAGTGCTTGAAATATCTTTTCTTGAAAATCTTTGCCATATTTTGAGAAGTAACTGGGGTTTTCCATCACCATAATTTTCCTTTAGTTAGGGTTCGTAACAAATATCCATGCCGTAAAAAGTCAATATTCTTTATATTGTTTTCGTTCAAATGTTTAATTGCTTTTAGATTATTCCATGCAGGACTAAAATTTTCAATACTTTCATCAATTCTTTTTGTTTGCATATGTACTAAGTTATCTACATCCAATCTGACCAACTTAACGTTACGCTCAATTAATTTCTCATTGTCTTTAATGGATTTATATATCTTTTTCTTTGGGTGTTCTCTGTGTTTAACGTCGTTATCGATAAAGAATGCAAATGAATTATTATCAAAGTCTTCTTTGAGAAACAATTCTGAAAACTCTTTTGCGAGCTTCTTGTAACCTACACCTGGAACCCCTGGAATATTGTCTGATTTGTCACCCACAACTGATTTAGCTAGGCAGAAGTTATGAGGATGAACACCGTACTTCTCTAAAACCTTGTCTGTATTAACAAATGATTTTGAGTTAGGTGAATACACAATACAATCGTCGTCAATCAGTTGATAAAAATCGTGGTCACCTGACACTATGATTTTATTCTTATCTTTTAATTTGTATTTACACATGTAGCCAATAGCATCATCTGCTTCTGCATCTTCTACATAAATTTGACAGATTGGAAGATTAGAGAATATCCCTATTAAAGTTCGAATTTGGAAATTTCTATTTTCTCTTGTATCAGGTATTTCTTCTTTTTCATAATACCTGTTCATTTTTGTAGGTCGACCACCTCTTTTGTAGTCTGGATATAAGTCTCTCTTTCTCTTAGAACCTCCTCCTTCCCATACCACAATTACACTTTCTGGCTTACATTTTTCAATTAATCCTACAAGATTATAATAAAAACCAACAATACCACCGATTTGTTCACCGTTATCTGACATTGCTGGGTGTGCAATGTAATGACGCATAAACACATTCAATGCGTCAAATATCAATACTCTATTTTTTACCATTACATATCCAGTTCGTCTGCTAGTGAACGTATCTCCTCGTATGAATCTGCATCGATGTCAACCCCATCTGATGTGCCCATCTTTTTAATCATAGCATCTTTTAATATATTGTCTACGATTGGTCCCCAGAATTGATCAGTCATAATTTCATTAAACTCGGTCTTTCTAAACTTTTTAGAATCTAAAAGTGTTCCATTTTCATCGAACATTTCAATTGTTTTCCAACCACCCGTTCCAGAAACTTGATAACTCCTATCTTCATGTGTGACCATACCGTGTTTTCTCAACAAGTCAAACATTTCTTCATGCTCTACAATGCCTTTGCCAAAGTGAATCTGGAAATCTACTTTTCTAAAAGGAGGTGCTACTTTGTTCTTTACAGTTTTTGCCCAAACGTGAATACCAATAACATCATCACCATCTTTGATTTGTTGTCCTGCACCTAATTTAATTCTAATAGAAGAATGGAATGGTATTGCCTTACCACCGGGTGTCGTATCAGGGTCACCATACATGACACCTACTTTAGTTCTAATTTGATTTAAACAGACAAGTAGACTATTGGTTTGACCAATCACGCCTGTTATTTTTCTCATACCTTTCGAAATGGCGCGTGCTTGCAAACCAATGCTTTCTTTATCATAGTCACCTAAGAGTTCTGCTTTTGGTGAAGAAGCAGCTACAGAATCCCAAATAATTGTTACTGGGACGTCTTTATCTAGCGCTCTAGCTTTAAGAATTGTTTTTTCTGCTAAATCAAGTACATGTTCTGTGCAGTGAGTATCAACATAAACAAATCTTTGAGAGACATCTACACCTAAATTACCTAAGTTTTCAATAGAGGTTGCGTTTTCTGTATCAATATAGACAACAATTCCTCCCATTTTTTGAGTACTTCTTGCAATTTGAGTAGCGATATGAGATTTACCAATGGATGGTGGCCCAAATATCTCTACAATTCTACCTTCCGGAAAACCACCGTCTGGTTGATTAGCACAAATGTAATCTAAAAGCTTTGAACCGGTTGAAACCCAGCGTTTAACTTGTGTGGGGCTTTCATCTTCTGAAAGGTTGTAGGCTACTTTTGTCTTGTAGTCTTTGTTAAGTGACTTAATAAGTTGTGAGGTGAAATCTTCATTTGCCATAATCTACTCCTTTGTTTAGTAGATTATATAAAGAATTTATGATATTTTCAATTAATTCCTGCTAAAACTTGCCATCTTTCTAAGATTAATTTATTTTTATTTGTTTTAGATTCACTTAATTGACCATAACCGGCGTTTGCTAGATCTGCTAAACCTTTACCGTAGTCCATTCTACTAAAATCAAGTTTATCTAAACCAGATAGTTTTCCAAAAGCAAAACCTATTGAATCGTCTGCAGCAGAAGAAAATGAGTCTGATCTTTTCATGTCTTCAATGTGTTCAGCTCCGGAGATTGTTGCATAATCTGACATATTTTCTTTTTGGAATTCTCCTGTTAGAACATCGTCAATCCTTCCTAGTTCTCTAACTTTTTCTGAATCGGCCAAAAATCCAATTAGTGGTGCCAACATTTGAGGGAGTCTCGCTAGACTCTGAACTTTATCTATAAATCTAAGGACGCCGTAATCAGAATTACTTAACATATCCTCAAAATCTGCTACTTTTGTATGTAAGTAGTAAAACAATTCTTTTGCACCTAGTTCAATAGGCGTGACATAAGCAATTATTGCTGTTGCGACTGCAACCGGTCCTGCTGGTCCTAAATATTTTGCTAACATTAAGATGTTAATTATTAAACCTTTCAAAGCTCTCATTGACTCAAAGTATACTTCTCTGATTTCTTCTACTTCTGAGCTAGATAATTCACCTGATGCTACTTTTGCTTCTAAAGAATCAGCTATCTTTTTCATATCTGATCTATTTGCTTCTAAAATAGAATATTCACCGCGCATAGATCCTAGTCCTGATAGCTCAACTCCTGACTTCTCAATTAGTAGTTCAGTTGTCTTTTTTAAACTTTTGGCAAAAATTACACCTTCTATCAAACCGTCAATAATAGCTATTACATCTCCAACGAGTGGAATAGCCTTACCAGTCAAACTAGTAAATTGAGCTGCACGCTTTGCTATCTGGGATACTATTTGTTTTGCTAGCGCTTTTTTTGCTTGTGACTTTGCGACACCAGTTCCGATATTTCTTCCTATCCTAGCTACTTGCTCACCTTTCTCGCCACCAATATCTCTACCAAATTGATCAAATTTATCTGCATAACTTGAGACGTCTAAGTAATCAAATTCTTTTTCTTCAATTAACAAATCAAATGCAAGATTGTTAATTACTGACATTCTTCTTGATTCGTTTAATGTTCTTTCTACAGATCTTAGTAGTATTTCATCATTCATTTTAAACTCCTGCCAACAAACACAGTCTATTAAGACTATGTGATTCTGATATCATATCTTTGTCTATTCCAGGCCTTGGTAAGGATAGAGGATCTGGGTCTGAAGGTGTTATGTCTATCGTAGGAGAGCTTGTGTCTATAACATTAATATTTTCTGGGTTTAACTGATCAATGAATTTTAGAGACTGCGCTATAACTCCTCCACCTAGTGGTTTAGATATTATACTTAAAGCACTCATTATTTTTGGAAACCTTTGTTCTAGAGATTCTATTAAGTCTACTAATATTGCTGATGAATGATCTCCAATTGACTTGGTATCAAACATCTGCACAAAAGGTAAAATCATCGTATCTATACCTGAAATTGGCAAAGCCAAAACTAGATTATTAAGCAAATCAACAAAATCTTTACAAAGATCTTCTCTATACTCTTCAAGTTTAGCCTCGTCAGGACTTCCACTATTTAATAGCGCTTTAATCCTACGATTTGTAAGATACATTTCTGCCACATTTTTATAAAGTGTAGGAAGAAATAAAAGGATACCAGACAATTCACCGGTTGTGTCGTCTAGTAAAAGTCTCAATCCCACTTCAATTGTCCTAAAAGCGGCAGTGCCTATTTTTCCTTCAGATAGAGAATGTTCTTCTATTATATCTTCATTTAAAAGATACAATGTTTCTAAAAGTCTGTAACCGTCTTCTCCCATAACACGATTATCTAATATGTTTGTACTCATGTAAAGACCTCGCAATATTAATATATATTTGCGAAGACACAAAAAAACCCGAGCAATGCTCGGGCTAAAAACATATTTTATATTTTTGTGTTAACTCATCAAATCAGAGAAAGCATCATCTAAATTTGAGTAAGATGAATCACCGCTATCATCTGATTTACTACTTTCAGTCTTCTTACTACCAGACCAATCAGAACCTTCACTTTCAACTTCATCACCTGCAAGCCAATTATTAATGATATTTGTTAATTCATCATATGACTTAGTTTGAAAGATGTTGTTAATATCTGGAATGTTTGTCACCCATTCCTTTACTTGTTTCCCATCTTTTGAAAGTGGTGAAGACTTGCGCTTTGGCAATACTTCTGTCTTTGCCCACTGCTGACCTGGTGCTTTTGAACATTTGATTTTTACATCTGTTCCTGTTTTCAGGTCTGTGATATCACCATAATCTTCATCCATCATCAATGAAAGCAATGCTTGATATACCAGTTTTCCGAATGACCAGATTCTTACGCCTTCAGATTCTTCGCCACGAACAATTACTGGTGCATAAACGCGCATTTTTGGATACAATTTCTTTGCCATTTCATAGCTTTCTTTTGTTCCTTCGCTGCGCAATTTATCAATCAACTCTTGAATTGGATCACGCTTACCGAACTGACTAGGTGCCAATAGTCCACGTTGTCCTGGGATGTTGTAGTAGAACATCAATTCTTTAAATGGTTGACCGTCATTATCTGGAAATGAAAGAAGTCGAACTTCATATTCTTGCCCTTCTTCTGGCTTCCACATTACGTTTCTAGAAGTGGTGTTACCACTAAGTCTTTCAAGTTTTCTTTTAATAGCATCAAAATCTAGTGCCATGTTTTCTCCTTTTCAATGTTTAACTTGTAATGTCCAAAATCCAAATGATTTATTGAACAGTTAATAATAACATGTTAAGAGAAAATTTATCAAATTTTTTAAGCTAATTTAGTAAAAATAATTGGTGTGCCATCAGGCTTTGCAGGTTTAATTGTAAATCGTTCTTTACCTGATTGTACATTTATTCTTATTTCTTCAATCTTGTTAGGAGGTAAAATTTCTGTTTTTTCTTCTGAAAACATGCCTAACGTACCAATGGCTTTAATTTGAAGATCACCGTTTACAATAGCAAGGTCAATGACTTCAACATCAGCATCGGGACCGGTACGATCTGCTGTCAATTTATACTCTTGATTGTCGATAATGATGTTACCGTTCGATGTGATTTCAATATTTGAACCACTGAAATTAATCATACTTGCTTCATAAATTTTTGTTTTTAATTTTATTGATTCCCTAATAAGGCTTCGAATTTTATTTCTTGATATATTCATTTTTTTCTCTTTTTTATAGACTTTGGTGCGTTTGCCAATTT